GGGGTCTTTCTGAAAGCGATAGTCCATCATCCACCAGCTCAAAATCTCTAACTAGGATATCCACTTCATAAACTTTAAGCTGCCCTAGAGTCTCTGCGTATTCAATAAGAATAGGCTTGCTTGAGTTAGAAGTTGTGATGTACATTACATTCGTGTTTTCAGCAATCTCTGTTGTAGCTGCTGCATTAGAAATCTGCACAGACGCTATAAAAGACATACTGCTGTCGTTACGGTGTATACGAGCTTCTGTAGAGCTTCCTACGGCGATAATAAATACAAGTAGGTTAGGGCCTTGCCAATAGTGTACATTGTCTACAGATGCGCCTGAGGCGTTTACACCTGACTCTGAACGTATCTTCTCAAACCCTTTACGACGAGAACGCACAAAGCCTTCTTTATCCAAGAGGAAGTTAAGCTCATCCGCTGTAGCATTCTCAGGAAAAGATAAAGGACTCGCCTCAGTAATTAAACCTTGAGCCAGTGACACATAATCTTTAGAACCTGAAACTCTAGGCATCTTGTAACCCTTTAAGATATTTCTTAATAGCAGAAGGTTGCTTCAACTTAGCAGGTATTTCTACCCCTAGTGCCTCAGCGTAGCCTACGAGGGAAGCCTTTGAATTCAGCTCCTCTAGGTCTTCTTCCCCAGTCATTCTGTCAGCAACAAACTTCTTACCAGACATATAGAGGTTCATAGCTATGTTAGCTTCCTCGGGACTTGTGTACTTACTGGAGATAGCTTCAGCCGTAACGCCTGCCTGTGACCAGAAGTATAACCCATCATATTTCAATTCGTAACTATCCATTGCTTCTGTGTCCTCTTGGTACGTAAGAAGTGGAGTGACCTGAACGTCCGTAACGTGTTTTACCTCGGCCTCCCCCTAGCTTCCTATTATCTTGTTGTAATTTTATCCTAGCTGCCCTAGCCTTACGGCTAATCAAAGGGTTAGCTTGCTGGTATACCAATGACATAGCTTCATCTAAGAACATATTCAAGTATGTTTCTGACAATGTAGCAGGCACCGGAATCTCAAAATCATCTTCTTGTAAGAAAGGTTCTTCTTGTGAAACCACCACCAACGTCTTAGAGCTTTGAAGAGTGGTGTCATAATCTGAATTATAAGAATCAAATACAACATGCACATTATCAAAGCTGGTAAAATACGTAGGGAACTGCTTAGTATTGACTGCCATGCGGTCTTTATCCAGACCTTCCACGATAATAGTGTTAGTTGAATCTGTACGACCCACACATCCCATAAATTCTCTAGGCGGTAGATAAGTAAGCTTCTTATACTCAAGCCCTTCTGTCTTAGATGTGTTGTAGTATATCTCACTCTCCTGTATCCTCTGTACCGCACTAGGGATAAGCAAGAAGTTTGGACGACTAACATCTGAGAAAGCATCTAGCACTGTACGCTTCATAGTGAAGAGTAAGTCTGGATACTCCTGAATCATCTGGTAGTAAGTGTCTTCTGCAATCTTAGCAACCTGTTGAGCTTCATCACTCTCGAATATACTATTCACATAGAAGCCGCTTGTTCTATCTAGGTAGGTTTGTACTACCATCAGTAGTGTTCTTTTCATTCTTCCTCCAAAGAAACTTTATAGCAGGGACTCAGAGAATCCCTACGAAAAGCATCCTACTAAGCTACTTTATAAGTAACTACGACTTTTAGAACACCGGATGTGCGGTTACCGCCGAGGGTAACTTGGGCAGCAGCAGCAAGCTGTGTACCCACTTTAGCACCATTACCTGATACATAGCCGGAATTAGCTGTAACACCATCATCTAAGCCGGCAGCGTCGATAACAGAGCCGTCTGGCTCGGAAAGACCTAAGTCAAACTCAGAGCCGCCAGCGAGAGTAGTAACAACGTAGATGTCACATGCCTCGATAACAGCACCAGATGGGATAGTGTGGATAGAGTCATCAGTGCCAGTGGCTGGGCCAGTAGCAACGTCAAAAACGTATTCCGCTTGTTTAGTGTTAGCTGCGTAGTTGCCTACAACAGCTCCCTTCCGTGATTGAGTGTAATCATTTACATCAAACAGGTTTAAAGGTTGTGCGCTCATAATAATCTCCCTTAGATAGAGTTAGGAACAGCAATAGTAACAAGAGACTCAGCTTTCTTGAGTCCGAAGCCCCACTCAGCAGTAGTAGACCACTCGTCACGCTTGTAGTTAGTGTTACGGAAAAACTCAGAACTCGGAGCTTGACGGATAACACCGTGGAAAGGCATACAGCCTGCATCAGCCATTGACATAGCAACACACAACTTACCAGATACCGCACCAGAGCTAGTACCATCGTACTTAGCAAGAGTTTCTGCATCAACATCAGGTAAGTTATGACTAACCATAATGTTAACACCTGCAATGTTACGGACAATATCCAACTTCTCACCAAAGCCAGTTTGCACTAAACCGTCTACGTTGAAGTTGAAGTTATTGCCGTTAGTCACCTCTGTAATGTTAAGCAACGCATTAAGAGCAAACTCCATCTCAGGGGGGATGATAAGCATACGGTTAGCAACAGGGACTAGAGCCTTGTCGAACGCATACTTAACAGCATTGATGTCCTTAAGGGTCAAAGCAGCGCTTGTACCTGAACCCTTAAACCTATGTGCAGCACCGTTGATGGTGTTGGCATTGCCTAGAGTCTGAGAGTTAGCTACAGCTAAGACAGATTTCTCAATCTCACGCTCATAAGCCATTGCGCTCTGGCGTACGTTCTCCGCGAAGAAAGACTCAGCTTGGTGCGAATCACGCTTCATCTTATCCGTAACGTAGAAAGCATCCTGTTTATAATCCGTAAGGCTCAAGTCCACACGGCTAGTCTGCATTTTAGAGAAGTCAATGGCAGCATCGTCTTCATAATCAGACATTGCACGTTGACCAGTTTTAGTGCGTTGTAATGTATCACCATCACCAAAGATAGCTGAAACATCATCAAACATCGGCTTACCAATTAACCAATCATCATTGGCCTTTAGTAACTCCGCATCGTATAACTCTTGGCGTACCAGATTTGGCACATCACTGTACTTGTAAGACATTATTCTTTCCTCAAATTAAGAATGTTTTTTCATTAAAGCTTCGATGTTAGACATGTGGTTGCCTAGCATCTGAGAAGTAGAAAACCCTTTGTTCCCTAGCTTCAAATCCACCTTGTCAGATTTGACAGGAGCATTAAAGCCAGAAGAAGGCGTAAAACTTCGGTTCTGTTGTTTATCAAGCCCAAACACCTTTTTAAATAGTGTAGGGTTTGACTCGGCAGTTTGGAGAATGTCACTATCTGACATACCCAATCCTTCTGCGGTTTCACGGAGCTTACTTTCAAAGTTCTCTCCGTAAACAGCTTTAGCTGCTTCCATACTCTGACTCTTATTAGTTTGCTGTACCTTGGCTGAATCAGCCTCAGAAAGCTGTCCAATAACAGACTGGGTAATGGCTGCTGTTAAAGCATCTACATCCACTTGAGGGGTTGACTCAGTGGTTTGTTGTTGTTCTGGTTCAATCACAGGGGATTCCTCTTTATCTTTTAATTGAGCTAAAGCATCTTCCAGCTTCGTACTTTGGTTAAGTTGAGCTTCAAGTTCCTGTATCCTGACTTCCAACGATTTTGACTCGTCAACCTTATCTTTAATAAAGTTCTGAGCTGACTGCCAAGACTGCTGAGCTTCTTCCGTAGTCTGGAATATACGCTCTTTCCCTTGGCTGTCTGTGCCACCAAATAGCGGCTTTACTTCTTCCTTGACCTCTGGCTGGTTTGCCTCCAATTCTTCTTTTACATCTGGGTTAGATGACATAAATTACCTCTAAATCTCGTAGTTAATTTTGTCTAGTAAACTACGTATTGTTAATCTCATAGTGCGGTTTTTGGCTTTCTTATATGAGAAGGAGAACCAACTAGCAAAGTCACTCTGCTCCTCATCCTCTTTAACTAATTTATTATATTTAGCCTCCATCCAATCTTTGTATAATGTGGTAAACTCCCCATCTGCCCATCTCTTGTATCTTTCAATTAACTCCTGCTTCTGCTCTTGGTTATCAAGCTCCGCAAAAGCTTTAGAGATGAACTCTGGTATTTTAAATTGGTTCTTCATACTGGTCTTCCATTTGCATTTCTAAAGAAGTAGGTTGAGAGCTTTGCATTACGGCTTGCTGCTCAGCCATCATCTGCTTCTCTTGGGCTTCCAGTTGCTCGTCTATAGCTGCTAGCTTCTGTACCATTTCAAACTGGTCAAAGCCAAACAGTGTTTCTACAGTCTTAGCTAGGTTGTATGTGTTAAGATGTTGCCCTATAAGACCTGCTAGGTTTGTATTAGCAATCTGCATAACACCCTGTTGCTGCTGTAACTGTCTTGCAAACCTACGGCTACCGAAGGGAATAAGCTTACCTTTAGCAGCCAAGTCTTCCTCCGTAATCTCTGAGGTAAGCAGAATACCTTCCTCATCCTCTCCGAGAA